ACTTCTTTAATGGTATCTTTTGGACAATCATAAAATTTCATATTCTCGTTAGTTGTGATTTTAACACGAATATTCATCATACATCACCTCATAAGTTAGTATTTGACTTAAAGTAAAAATTATATTATAATTTTTATAGAGGTGAAAAATATGAAAGAAAGATATTTTCAATTTGCAAAATTAGCTTCGAGATTTTCGGATTATCGCGGTACTAGATCAGCTCCTGCTATTGGCGCGATTGCAGTATATAAGGGGTCTATTGTAGCAGATGCTTGGAACACTAATAAAACCTCACCACTTCAGGCGCATTATAATGTTTATAGATACGAACCTGCGGATACTCCATGTAAGGCGCATTGTGAGACTCAATTAATTCAGAAGCTGCGCTGGAAATTTGGAGACAGTCTGGACTGGACGAAAGTCCATATCTATCTCTATAGAGAATATAAGAACGGGAAATTAGCACCTTCGCGGCCGTGTCCCAGCTGTATGGCGATGCTACGAGACTTGAATATAAAAAAGATAATGTATACTACCGAAGATGGCTTTGCCGAGGAGAAGATAAAATGATTGAAGATTGGTATAGGGTTGAAGGAACCACTCGGTTTGAAGAAAGAGATATTGAAATTGTAAGTTTGGAACTATTGGTAAAAGCCACTTGTATAGAAGACGCCTGCCAGAAGGCACGTAAATTTTTAGAACAATAGCAAAATTTGATCCGACTAAATGTGAATGGAAGGATTAATAAATTGCGGCAGAAATTGCCGCAATTTTTTTATTTATACTAACAAAAAAGACAATATAATTTCGCTTATTGCTACTCAATTTTAGAGGAAAAATGCTTATTAAGGCATAGCCTTAAAATTTTGAGAAAAGGAGGTAATACTATGGCTTTAGAAAGTTATACTAGCACGAATTGGACTGCAAAAATGCCAATTACAGCTGATCGTATGAATAACATCGAAACTGGTGTATATGAAAATAGAGAAGCTATTAAGACATTGGATACTGCTTCTGGAAATGCGGCTTCAGCTATAACTGATTTATAGGGTACTATTGGCGGAACTTATAGTCCTAACAATACAATAGCTAGTGCGTTAGGTGATAGGCCGACTATGAATCAAGTGTAGAATTATGTTGCTCAAGAAGTATCAGGATTTTCTGATGCAGCAACAGAACTTGCAAATGCTCGTATAGATAATGATATGATTACACATGATTCACTATAGGCTCGTTTAAATGCTATGACCACTTTTATGAAAGACATTAAAAGTAGTTTGGGTACTAAAATAGTTAATGGTGAAGTAGTTGATGCATATTCATCTATAAACACTGTATATAATGCAGTTAATAATTTAAGTCTTGATGTCGGTGCGGCTCACACTAATGGTATTAATAATTAGTCCTACTAGTCTTTATAGGAACATTTAACAGCTATTCATTCCGAAATTAATGGAATAAGTACTAATGTTAATATTCTTATTAATTCAACTGGACAAGACGGCGAAGGACATGCAATTCCATTAACTACTAAAATAGCTCAATTAGATAGTTTAATTGCAGAAGTTAGCGCGGCTCATCGTAATGATTTAGTAGATAGTAATGATAATCCAATAACCGATAGTTTATTATTACGCTTTACTGAAGATGAAACAGCAATTAGTGGAAAAATAGATAAATCTGTTATTGAAAATAATTTAACTACTATTGATACCACAGTTGGACATGTATTAGATGCTCGTCAAGGACGTATATTAAAAGAATTATTATACAAGCCCGCAGATACAGCTTTTACTACCACAGATACTGTTGCATCTCGTATTCAAAATGTTGCAACTCGAATAAGCACGATTGAATCTGCAATGGGTGATTTGGCACAAGCTGGATTCGATGATACTCATCCTATAGCAGATACAATAGCTGAAATTGATGATGCTCATCGTGATGCTAATGATACACTAGATAACAGATTTGATGATATTGAAACAGAATTAACCAATGCTCATACTTCTTCTATTATTAAAGAAGATGATAATGGTACTTTAGTTGATAAAGTTTATGGTTCTTTAGACGCTCGTCTTGAAGCAATTGAAACGCATAAAAAATCTCTCGCAGATGAAATTGATGCGGCTCATACATCTTCTATTATTACTGACAGCCATGAAGAAGAAATTGGCGGCGAAACAATTACTACACAAGTACCACATACGTATGGTTCTTTAGACGCGCGCTTAGAAGCGATTGAAAGCCATGCGGCCGCAGTTCGCACTGATGTTAACGCTATTGCAGGCGAACTTGCTATGGTAGATCATGAAAGTATTGTAACAACTAATACAAGAGTAGATACTTTAGAAAATGATTTACGTACTATGGCAGCGGAATTGGATATGCTTGATGGTACAGCGATTGTAGATACTAATACTCGTATTGATGGCATTGAAGATGAAATTACAGATGCACATAGACAGTCTGGAGATACATTAGATAATCGTTTTGATGATATTGAAAGCTTAATTAGTCACGCGGCGGAAGGTAATGATCCTGGCGGTTTAACTGAACAATTAGCAGATTTAAAAGATGCTATTGAAGATGAAACCACTGGTTTAGATGCTACAAGAACTACTGCAAATAATGCATGGAATGAAACAATTCGATTAGATGGTCGTATAGATAATATTTCCAGTTCTGTGGGTACTCCTACTGTTATTATTGGTGAAGATAGAATTAGTTATAATTAGGAAACAGGATTACCAACAATTTATACTAATAGTAATAAAACAGTTGTAGATAATACTATTAGCGAAGATAAAGATTACTTATTACAAAAGGGTGATAAGTATTATTATTGGAAATATATTAAAGTTTCTACTAGTCCTGACGTATTCGCTTGGAAATTAATTAGTGGTGATAGCGAAGGAAGCGGGAATGGTGGTGGAAATACTTCTGGTTATGATTTAACTAGAGAAGAATATGATGAATTAGAAGAATATTCTGAAAATACCGATTATTATGTAACTGAAGATAGTGGTTTAATACGTCATTATAGATATGTAACTATTAGTAATGAACTTACAGAAATTGAAATTGGTCCATTAACTACTAATATTAAAAAGTATAATATTTCTTCTGGCGTAGAAACTAGAAGGGTTGATGGTGTAGATACTGATGTTACATGCTTATATTTACATGAATTTGCTTATGGCGAAGATAGTAGTGAACCGACTCAAGCTACTATTATAACTACTATTCCTTTACCAAGCGGTGGCGGCGGAACTATTTCGGCTCAAAAAATGGTACGTATTACTGAACGTAATGTTGTATAGCCATTAGGCGCGGTTACCCCAGTAGAATTAAAATTCTTCTATACTTCTGGCGTAGCTAAAGAAAGTGGTATTGGAGAATTATATATGGGAGACGTTCTTATTCAAGAAAATATCCTTATTACGAGCGGTGATCCTGCAGATGCATCATCTACCTGGCCTTCAGTAACTCCATTACCGGATGGTTTTTATAGTATTGATGTAAGTAGTTACTGTAATGAATTAGGTACAAAGCAATTTAGAATCAAAATTAGTGATCCTGATGATGAAACAGGCACATTATGGAAAGATTTAAAATGGGATGTCAATGTTATGAATTTAACTTTAACATCTAGTTTTACTGAACATTCAGTAAATACACTTAATTCTACTGTTAAATTTACTTATATAGCTAATGGTGATATTGATAAGGTTGCTAATTTTAAATTAGGAGATACTGTATTACCAACAGTTTCTTTAAGTAGAAATACCTCTGGACAACCACAAGAATATAATATTACAATGCCTCAAGCTGGCGCGGGGGCATATAGATTAGAAGCATGGCTTACTGCAACAGCGAATGGACATGCTTTACCACCATCTCAATCTATTTATAGAGACATTATTTGGTATGATACCTCTAGTAGTGAACTTATCATGTCTTCTCCATATCGTAATAATGTAGAAGAGCCAGTAAGCCAATATAGTACATTAGAAATTCCATATACTATCGTTGGTGGAACAGCACCTTATACAGTATATTATTATGTTGATGATATGTCTGAACCAATTAATGAAGTTACATTAACTAGTGGTACTGGAATATGGGAATATAAAGCTAATAATGATGGAATACATAACTTAAAAATTGCTTGTGGAACTGCAACTATAACCTTTAGTATTAATGTTAGAAAAATAAATTATGACCTTTCTCCCGAGACAAATAATTTAGTATTAGATTTTAATCCACAAGGAGTAACTAATACTTCTAATAAACGTTTATGGACTAATGGCACTTATAATATGACAGTTTCAAATAATTTTGACTGGTATAATGGTGGCTATGGTTCAGATGAAAGTGGGGATTATTTCCTTGTTAAAGCTGGAACACGTGCAACATTTGATTATAAGATGTTTAAATTAACAGAAATTGATAATAGTCTTGTTAATGAAGTATTTGAGACAGGTCAAGAATTTAAAATTATATTTAAAACTAGCGCTGTACGTAACGCTGACGCTGTTTGGTTTAGCAATATGGGCGCAAGTGGTAGTAGTGCAAATGCAAAACAAGTTGGTATTCAATTAAATGCGCATAATGGCTTCTTAAAGACTAATGCAGCTTCTGAAACTGCGGTTGGCTCTGGAGATGATGAAGTCGCGGCAACTAATACTTATCTTTATTTCTCTTATTCAGAAGAGGATAAGATTGAGTTGGATATTAATATTAATTAGAAATCTGAAACTAGTTAGTTTATAATGTCTTATGAAGATGGATGCCCAAGTAAAGCATATCCGTATAAAACTTCAGAAATTTTATATCATATACAAGATGAAACACATACTCCTTCTGATATTACTATTGGTTCTGATGACTGTGATGTATATGTATATAGAATGCGTATTTATAATACCGAACTAAATACTGAATAGGTATTAAGAAACTTTATTGCAGATGGTAAAGATTCTAATGAAAGCATTGCTAGATATGAAAGAAACTGTATTTATTATGATACAGATAAAAAAGAATTTACTCCTTATGTTAATGCTAATACAATATTAGATCCGGAACGTTTAGCTACAAAGATTCCAGATGTTAAAGTATTAATGTTAGAAACCCCACAATTTACTAAGAGTAAAAAAGACTTTATTCCATATTCTAGTTTACGTTGTATTCACGCGCCCGGCGGAAAAGTATTCCCAAGTCGTGGTAAAGAAGATAACTGGTTATTCTAGAATGGTTACCATGCGGGCCAAGGCACTACTTCTGATAAATATGGTAATGCTGCGCGTAATTTAGATTTCTTATTCATGTGTGACGGTATTCATAATCCTTCTGATAAAGTTAGTGTTAAGAATGAAAACTTCTTACCAGGATATCAGTCATCTTTAATTTTAGGTTATGGTACAGAAGAGTAGCAAGATCCAATGTATTGTTTAGATTGGAAAGATGGTGATACTTGGGCAGCAAATAAAGCGTATGCTTAGGATGATTTAGTTCGTTATAATCATGAAGTATATAAATGTACAACTGCACATACGAGCGGCAACACTTTTGAATCTAATAATTGGACTTTACAAGAAGGATATACAAGTAAAGTTACTTTAACTTCCACTTCTATTCCTAATAATTTCTTTAACTTAAAGGTTAATATCGCATCTTCTGAAAATGCTAACAATGCATTATTACAGAAGAGATATAATGATTTCTTACCTTACATTTCTCCAGCAAAACTAAGAGATACTCGTATTAAGAATGATATGGAATTCGTTCCTGCGGTTATATTCATTAAAGAAACTGGTCAAGCAACAGTAAATGGTGAAACAGTCACCTATACTCGCCGCGCCTTTAATGATAGTGAATGGCATTTCTATGCGCTGGGTAATATCGGTGATTCAAAGAAAACTGACTATACACGCGCGTATGATCCAGATGACATGAATGAATTCACCTTAGAAATTTCTGATAATAACACTAATAACTCTTAGTTCTAGTCTGGTGTATACAATGCTTCTTTCTATCGTTTAGTTAATTCTCCTGTCGTTGCTAATATTGATGATTATTATGAATTAACAGATGGTGGAATTTATGGTACTGTAACTTATAATGAAGAAACACAATATTATGGTAATTTTATTAAAACTATTGATTCAGCAATAAATAATGAAAAAAATTATTATGAATTTATTGAAAAACGTCGCTTCATTGAACCTTATACTGTTGAACAAGATAAGGAAGATGATGGCACATTAAAGGATACATATACTGCGCGCTCCGCCGCGGGTGAGGCCGTACAAACTACAGAATATTTATTTCCAATTGATTATGAAACAGAATGGGCGGCTCTTGATGGTAATAATCAGCCTATTAACATGAGATATTGGAGTTTAACTAAAGAAAAGTTTGATGGTGACCATTCTTTTGAAATGCGTTATGCCTGCTAGGGTAATTATCGTGATGGTAAGTTGGTTAATGATACTCACGGTAAAATTACAGTTAATGGTGAGCAAGTAAGTAAAGATAAATATCAAGTTGATACTATTAATACTAATGTGTGGCGTGCATTTTATACTTGGCTTGTTACTGCTTCTCAAGAACAATTTGTTGCTGAAATAGATGAATGGTGTGTGAGAAGCTCTGTTGAATTCTTCTATGCATTTACTCATTATTATACAATGATGGATAACCGTGCAAAAAATACATTCTGGCATTTTGCTAAGACTGGAAAACATCGTAGAGTTAGTCGTCCAGTAGAGGCGCTTTATCATGTATATGAAGTTGCAGATGGAGAGGTTACAGAAGATGCTCAAAATGCTGGAGTATATAATGGTACATTTGTTGCACCATCAGAGCCTTTTGACGTAAATGCAACATATTATACTTAGTATGCTTTCGATATGTGGGTATATGATACTGATACGGCATTAGGTATTGATAATAATGGTGAATTAGTATTCCCATATGGTAAAGAAGATAAAGACTATCGTATTGATGGCGATCCATCTTCTTCCTATGTATTTAATGGCGCGGGTTCTATTTTCTTCTGTAGATTACGTGATAATTTTGGTACTGATATTCGTAATATCTTTACTAGCGTTAGAACAGAGTGCTTCAATGCAGAAAATTTAATTGAAGAATTTGATAAGTATCAAGGATGTTATCCAGAGGCCATTTGGCGTCTAGATGTTGAACGTAAATATATTCGTTCATTTACTGGTGATACAGAAAATGGTGTATCAATTACAAATAAAGAAACTCGTTTCTTACGTGATATGATGCAGGGTCGTAAGAAGTATCAGCGTCGTCAATGGACAAAAGACCAAGATATTTACTTTGGTAGTAAATATATGTTACCTGTTGTTAACGGTGATTTCTTTGAATTCTCTTGTTATACACCTGGCGGTCAAGCTGTAACACCTAACTGGGATTTAACTATTACACCATATCAAGATATGTATATTAATGTTTCACACGCTGAAACTAATGCAAGTCCTATTCGCGCGAAAGCCGGTATTAGATATGAAGTTAAATGTCCATTTAGTACTATGAATGACTCTCGTATTCGTGTATATGGCGCAAATCATATTCAAGCTCTTGAAGGTAAGCCAATACGCAATAATAATGATGAAATTATTGGCGCGGATGGTCTTGCTTCTTTCTATATTAAAGCTAATAACTTTGAAAATGGTAAAAAATTACGTAAATTAATTCTTGGTACTGATAATACCAGTTATTCTAATGGTAATTTTACAACTCTTAATATTGCTAATGATTATCCAATACTTGAAGAATTTAATATTAAAAATTGTAATAACCTTGGCGGTCAATTAGACTTTAGCAAGAGTACAGCCTTACGTAGAATTGAAGCACAAGGAACTAAAATTACTCAAGTGTTATTACCAAGTAGTACTGGTGTTCAAGTATTACATTTACCAGAAACAATTACAAAGATAGAATTAAAATCTGCTATGCAATTAAATGAACTTACTATTAAAGATAGAAGTGGTGTAGATAATTTAAGTAATATTACTCAATTAGATATTAATAATAGTGACTATTCTGCGAATATTAATTGGATGACAATTGCAAGAACAGTATTAAATCATCTTGATTTATTATCATTATTAAATCTAAATACATCTTCTATTAATGATATTAATGAATTAGAAGATTTTAAATCTAGAAAAGATGTTATTAGTAGAGTATATTTAGGCGGTATTTTACATGTATTAGGCTCATATAGTACATTAGAAAAAGAAACTTATGAAAGTATTTGGAGTGCAAATGATTTAAGATTAGATGTAACTCAAGGTACTATACAAACTAAACATAAAGTTACTTATGTTAAAGAGGGTGCAATTGCAGATGCGCATGGTAATTATGCTGATGAAGATGTTTATAAGATTTTATTTATAAATGACGGAACGGCTGCCCCAGATATTTACAGTACTGGCGCGATTGCAATACCAACTAAAGCCTCAACGCCAGAATTTGATTTCGTATTCGGTGCTAATGATGAAATAAGTGGTGACTATATTGCATATTCCGGCTGGAAATTATCCACTGGTACTACTGCTTTAACTACTGCTCCAATTATTCATGATACTACCGTTATTGTGGCAAACTTTACAAGAGTTCGTAGACAGTATTATGTAAGATGGTATTCTGAACCTAATAAATTAGTTAAAACTGCAAATAGAGCCATTTATTATGGTGAAGGATATAATCTTGAGAATCCTACAATTAAAGATATTCATGCTGCTGGATATGAAACTTGTACGGTTAGTAAGAACAATGGTTTAATTACATACTCTATATTTAAAGGTTGGGACAAATTACCAATTAATATTAATCCAGATGGTTCTACCAGATATTTTGATATTTATGGTCAATGGGAAACTGGCACCGCAGCGTTAGGAGATTTATTTGACGATGTAAGTAATTTAGATGAAATTCAATTATTAGCATTATCTACTCTTACTGATAGCGAAAAAGAAACCTATGGTATTAATAATAAAATTGATATTTCAACTACCATGACTTATAAATTGGGTGCAGATAATACTGCATCTCAATACAATGGACATGTTATTGTATCTGATGCTTCTCAACCAGTATATTTAAGTGGCTCAACCAATACCATTGGTACCTCTTATTAGCCATTATTAGCCAATAGTGATGCATTTACTTTTGCTATTGATTATGCTTTAAATGATACAACATATGAAACTGGTAAAAATTACGCTATTATAGCAAGCTGTTATCATAGTGCAGATAATGTAAGAAATGGTTTTGGTATTTTCAAAAATATTAGCACTGGTAAAATTGAAGTTGGCTTTGGAGATATGTACAGATATGCTGATTAGAGAGTATCGGTTAGCACCGCAGCGCAATCTACAATGCGTAATATTATAGTTTTACGTCATCCTAAGAATAGTCCAACCTTATATATCTATTCTGGATTACGCGATGCTACTAGTATTCCATTGGAAGAGGCACAATATCAATATATTACTCGTCGAGAAGAAGCAGAATTTAATTCTAATGCATATTTAAATATTGGACAATTAATTTCTGATTAGGAAACCATTCCAAATGACGATAGTATTCGTACAACCTGGACAAAGGCAGTAGGAACAATTTATTGGGCTAAGTATTGGGAAGAAGATTTGGGTATTGGTGAATGTAAGCGTATTGCTGCATGGCCACATGAACAATTAACACTTGCTCTTGCTTATTCTTATAAAGATCCAAATGCTGGAATGAATACTATACGCGCGCAAGAAAATGTTGTACCGACTCCAACATTATAGTTAGCCACTTGTACTAATTTAACTCATGGTGTATTAGTACAAGATAGAAAGAATTATTCCTCTTTCGTAAACAACTTCTATGGATGGAAAGATTGTGATGCTAGAACATTGTGTAATAATAGATTACTATTTAGCTTACCAATAAAATTACAATCTATCCTATTAAAATCTTAGGTACCAACATTATCAGTAGAGTATTATGATGATTCTTAGGCAGGATACGTTTATAGATTAAATAATTATACTACTTTAACTAGAGATTATTTATATGCCTATTCAATTACTAATGTTACAACAGTCGCCAATAGTAATTATTCATTAGAAGATCCTAATAATAATCCATTTGGATGGCGCGTTGCAACTAACGTTAGAATACATACTTATAATGCGTCAAATGAAATTTGGTCTGTAAGTAATTCCGATAATGATGGGCGCGGACAATTTATGAATTTACGCTTCCCATACAAGTCATTTATTGGACATGGCGTTATCGATGTGTATAGACAGGAATATGATCCAGGTAGTTATAATATTGTACAATCTATTGGTGCAAGTGTTATTAAGAGCGGCGATATTTATGTAGAGGGCGATTAGGCGTACATTTATATCTCTAATAGAGAAATAAATACTTATGGATTAAGTAATTATATTGTGCGCGGTGATGCTAAATTTACAGGTATCGCTGATAATGCGGCTGAAAATATTGGCGGTGGAGCTGGTCTTGGCGGCTGGATTCGTTCAGAAGATTATTGGACTCGTTCTTTAATTACTAATGGTAGTCAGTATACAACATTCTCTGAAGTGCGTACTGATGGTGGCGTTAATACCAGTTCTATTGCTACTAGCAATCCAGGATTTAAAGTAAATTATATATTAGCGATTTAATATTAGAGGAAGGCGATGTAAATCGCCTTCCTCCTTTTGGAGGTATAATAAATGGAATATTACAAAATAATTTAGAATAATACAATCATAGGAGCATCAACTAATTTACAGTTCGCTCGTTATAGTCCAGTAATTGAATGTTTATTATATTGTTCTAAAGCGCAAGGATAGTATATAATTTGCAATGAAAAATTATACCGCGATAGTTGGATGAAGCCAACTACAGTTCCTATGGATTTTATAGAAGCGCAAGTAACTTCTATTGAAAAAGAAGAATATGATATGATTGTTAATGCTTTATAGACAGTAGAAACAATTGTAATAGCTGAACCTGACGAAGAAGTAGTAGAAGAACCAATAATAGAAGAAGAATCTGATATTGTTACTTTTACTCGCTCCATGAAATTAAAAGAAATGAGTGCAACATGCCGCAGAGTAATTGAAGCTGGATTTGATTTAGAATTACGCGGCGAAACGCATCACTTCTCTCTTGATACTCAAGATTAGCTTAATTTAATTAGTTTAAGCGCAATGGCACAGACCCAAAGTATGATCCCCTATCACGCTGATGGCGAAATGTGCATTTTTTATACAGCGGAAGAAATCAACTAGATAGTTGAAACCGCAACTGCGTTCAAAGTATATCATACTACATATTATAACGCGCTAAAAGGCTATATAAATGCACTAGATACTGCAGAAGCAATAAGCGCAATTGAGTATGGAACTCCAATTCCTGAAGAATATAAATCTGATGTATTAAGGATGCTTGAAGCATGAAAACATTCTTAAAAAATATTATACTTTTCATAATATTCGGAGCCATTTATTTTGGTCTTGAATGTTTATGGAAAGGACATATAACACATTGGAGTATGTTTGTACTAGCAGGAATGGTCGGAGTTTTAATTGGTAGTATTAATGAACTTATAGAATGGGAAGTACCATTCTATATTTAGTGTACTCTCGGCGCGCTTGTCGCGACTTTAGGTGAAGTAATTACTGGTGTCATTGTGAATATATTACTTGGCTTAAATGTGTGGCATTATAATGTATTGGCTTTCTTTTGGGGCCAGTGTAGCTTGCCATTTTGTTGTATCTGGTTCTTATTATCTGGTGTATGTATAATATTAGATGATATAATAAGATGGAAGTGGTTTGGTGAAGACAAACCACACTATGTTTGGAGGTAACAATATGAAAATAATTAAATGTCTTTCAGAAAATATTGAAAATACTCTAGACGCTGCCGAGACAAATATTAAGAAGGCAATTGAATTTAAATTGGATTATCCTGTAGCGGCAAAAGCATTCTATAATTAGTCTGTTACATTAATGGACAGCATTAAAATGTAGCATGATGCTGTTGTTGCTTTAATAGAAGGATATCGAAAAGAAAAAGGTGAGCCGCCTGCGCCCATGATGGCTATATATAATTATATGCATGAACGGCAAATTAATTAGGCGGCCGCGATTAAAACTCTACAAGATATGTATATGAAATAACAAGGAGGGATGCTTATGGGCAAGAAGAAGAATAAGAATGGTAGAACGCCTGCGGCAGCGCTACAATATAGTAAATGGATGAGCAAATTTATCTGTTGGGTTTGGGCGCTATATCGATTTGGAGTACTAATTGCGGCCTCAATAGAGCCAGATGCTTCTACTGCCCTAGCATCCACTCTTGCAAATTTAGACTGGATTATGCTTGTTAATGAAGGAACTTATTTAATTAACAGCTTGGGCGAAAAATATATCTTTAGTGATAGATTTATTTTACGTTGGGTAGATAAGGGCGGCTTTAAAAACATGATGGGCCGCATTGGATTAATTAATAAAGCAATTAAAACACAAGATGAGCAAGCTGAAGATGAACAGCTTATGGATGAAACCATTAATGAAGAATTAATGGCTCAATTAGAAAATGAGGAAGGAGGCGAGGAAGATGGCGACGATAACAACGGTTAATCTTATTGCTAAATTCCAATATGCATATGATAATAAATGGGGCTATATTTTAGGTGAATGGCACACTAAATGGACCCAATCTTTATAGGATTAGAAAGTATCTTATATGAAAAATAAATATGGTTCTGGTTGGAAAACTAGTTCTAGCGCGAAAAATGATAAATATTATTATGCCGCGACTTACGGATCGAAATGGATTGGTAAGTATGTTACGGACTGTTCAGGCCTTTTCTACTGGGCTTTTAAAGAGCTGGGCGGATATATGTATCATGGTTCTAATACTATGTGGGATAGATATTGTACTTCTAAGGGAAATTTAAATAGCGGAAAACGTTCAGATGGTAAAACATTAAAACCTGGCACAGCTGTATTTACTTTAAAGAATGGCAATGATAGGTCTCACGTAGGATTATATATTGGAAATGGTAAAGTTATTGAAGCTTCTGGAACACAGGTTGGCGTCGTTATGACAGAAGTAAGTAATAAGAAGTGGAATGAATGGGGAGAATTAAAGGGTGTTGAATATGGTTCTGGAAGTTCTACTCCTTCTACTAAACCCGCAGATGAAAAACCATCTGGTACTGTAAAAAGTGCAGTAGTCAATGCCACGAAAGTTGCTTTACGTGCTACTCCATCAACTAATGGAACTATATTAACACGCGTTGATAAAGGAGAACGAGTTTAGGTATTAGATGATGAATGGACTCGTGTAACTTATCAAGGCAGAACAGGATATATGATGAGTAAATTCTTAAATATTTGACAAATTATTATTTTAAATGGTATAATAGAATGAGGAGGGAGATATATGGATGCACTGACTCGCCGTTTTGTAGTTCCTATTATGCCAGAATAGCCAGCTAATTTAAAAGTTGTATATCCCTGGGAAACAACCAATATTTTAGTGATATGTCAAGAATTATTTGAATTAGCGCACAATACCGGATATCACGGAACTTTTGAAGAATTTAAAGAACATTTTGGAGAATATCTTGAATCTGGAACTATAATTATAAATCCAGATGAATATTTAGGACAATATCAAGTAACTCCTTTAGCGTTTTTAGAACAAATTCTTCGAACGAATAATAAACTTTTAAAACAAGATATTATTATTGAGCCAATACCTTATTATGAAACTAGTAATAATGCTGGCGGCTATACAGTAATTATAGGTTAAGGTGATGAATATGGCTAATAACCAATATATAAATAAAGTAGTATATGGTGGCAATACTTTAATTGATTTAACCGCCGATGATGTAACTAGAGCATCAGTATTAAATGGTATAAAATTCCATCTTCCTTCTGGTGAGGCTACCACAGGTACTTGTACATATGATGCTTATACATCAGATGCAACTGCAGTGGCGGCAGAAATTTTAGCAACAAAAACTGCATATGTAAATGGTTCTAAAGTAACTGGTACTATGCCAAATCGTGGTGCAGTAACTGGTACAATTACTGCAGTAGATGGTGAGTACACTATTTCGCAAGGTTATCATGATGGTTCTGGTAAAGTTAGTATTGCCACTGCTGATTAGGCATTATTAATTCCTGCAAATATTCGTGCAGGCGTCACTATTTTAGGTGTACTTGGTACTATGAGTGGTTCTGAGGGTGTAAAAGCAACCTCTGTTAATGTTACTCCTTATACTACCTCACAAACAATTGTGCCATCTGATTTAGGTGATTATAATAGTATTACACAGGTTAATGTTGCTGCAATCGCATATACTGAAGTAGATAATGATAAAGGTGGAAAAACAGCAACGATTGGTACCGTCGCACCTTCATCTCCGTAAGGCGGTGACATAAATGGCTGATAATCCTTATATTAATAAAGTTTAGATGGCCGATGGTACAGTTTTAATGGATTTAACTGAAGATACAATAACAGCGCAGCATATGTTGGAAGGAACTATCGCACACGCGCCTTCCGGTGCGCAAATCGAAGGTTCTATTCCAACATATACTGGTGATTTTATTGTATCTAATTAATAAAAAAAATGAGGTGAGATAAATGTCACAATTAACAAATGCCACCTCTGGCACTATTAATGTCGGCCAAGGGTCTGTAATTACATTGCAGACAGCAGGAACTTATATTCCAACTAATATTGAATTAACGATGAATGTGACTACAGCTAATCCGGCTTTTGATGGTGGTGAAATATCTGGTAGTTCACAAGCTTCTTTTAGTAATATAACAACCTCTAGTACAAATAATGGTATTAAAATATAGACAAAATATTTAGTAAATCGTGCGGCAGTATTATATAATGGCGCGGTTAATGGCTGGGTATCTAAGGATGATAATGCGTCTGCTTTAGCCGCGACAAATAATAGTTCTTACACTAATGGAACTGCTTATTATGTTACAGCATTAACTGTACCAAAAAGTAAAGATTTTTCTTTAACAACAGAAGCGAATACAACTACTGATAATTCTACTGTATCAATTACCAATGGAGCATATCGTAATTTAGCTATTACAAATGGCGGCACCGCAGTTATTACTAATAGTTCTAATGCAGCTGGAACAGTTTAGGTTGCAGCATACACTTCTAATAGTGATACGGCAACACCAACAGCCCAAACGGTAGCTACAAATGGTGTTTGGAATACTACTACAGTAAAACCCACTACTAGCGCGCAAGGGCCATATTACGGTAAAACTTCTGTTTCAGCAGTATCTCAATCTAATTATTCTGCTGAAAATATTAAAAATGGTGTAACAATTATTGTAAAGGGTGGAGATACTAATATTTATAGTGTGACTGGTACCTTTACTTCTGATGGTGATATTACCGCAGCAGATGTTGCAACCGGTAAAATTGCATATAGTCAAGGACAAAAAATTATTGGTGAAATGCCTTCTAATGGAACATTAACAGGTACAATTTCTACTTAGAATGGTACTTATATTATTCCCGCGGGACATACTAGTGGAGGTACAATTACTGCAACATTTCCAGAAACTAGTGTATCTACTCCAACCTGGACAAAAAATAATTCTACTAAAATTATTACCGCAGGAGATGCAACTTGGGGAACAGGTTATATTACTACTAATGATATGGACGCGGCAACATTTGCTAATAGTGCCACTTCTGGAACAACATATTTGGATTTATCTGATGGTAAAATAGATAGTAATACAATGATTATTCCCGAAATTCCAAGCGGTGGTAAATTATATATTAATCGTGGCTATATTGATAATGTATGTATTGATTTAGCGCGTTTAATTCCAGATGCATCAGCGGTTACTGGATTAGCCGCGGATCATATTTTAGCTGGACACTCAGCATATGATAATGCAGGTAATTTAATTGTAGGTAGTATTACAAGTAAGAGCGCAACATTATATCTTCCAAGCACTAGTGATTAGACAATTGCTGCTGGCTAGTATTTATCTGGTACATAGACATTTGCAGCAGTTACTACTACTAATTTAAGTGCTGCAAACGTTAAATATGGCGTAACAATTAAAGTTGGTAATAGTTCATAGAGCGGTAGTATTGCTTCCGAGACAGGTACATTTACCGCTACTCCAACTGGTAAAACCGCCTTAACTGCCGAAGCCTTACGTAGTGGTTATTCTGGTTTTATTAATGGTGCACAAGTTGATGGTACTATGCCAAATATTAATATTACTGTATCTTATAGTAATAGTGACTTATATACTTATTTTAATCCAGGAAGCTCTGGTTAGTATGATATGTCAATTACACCTTGTTATAGTAATAATACCGCGGGTTATTTAGCTGCGCATACATCTTCATAGTATGGTTCAACTACATATTTGAAAATAAAAACTGCGTCATTCACAGGAGATGGTGGTAATGTTGCATTAGTAGCTGATACTACTAGTAATAGTATTTATCAAAGTTCTACTAATACAGGTAATGTTAGTATTGAAACTAGTGCTCCTGCTACAGATAGCGGTTATGTTTATATTAAAGTAACCGGTAGTGGTACAGCGAAGGCTTTCGCCGCGGGCTGGGTTGCTGCAAATGGAGCCACAGCCACCGGTAGCTCAACTCGTTATGTAAAAATGTTAAAATACGATGGTAGTTATACTGTAACCTAAGGCGGTGATTAAATGGCTAATTTAACTGACGGTACTAATTTAACTGGTACGGTTACGCTAACCAAAGCGAGTGGTACCAAAGTTACATTAGATACAGATAAAAAATATCTAACTAAAGATATTGAATTAACCATAAATGCCACTACTGCTACGCCTGCTTTTAAAGGTGGAGCAGTTAGTGGTACTGCCACGGCTTCTAGTTCTAATGCTTCTATTAGTTCTAGTATAAATAATAGTGGTGTTACAATAGTAGCAGAAGGATCTGCCACTCGCGCGAAAGTATAGTATAATGCAGCAGTAGAAGGTTGGGTTAGTAAAGCAGCAAGCGCAGACGCATACGCAGCCGGAAGCGCCACAACACTTACCACTACAACATATTATATAAATGGTGTTACATTAACAGCTCCATCAAGTGGAACGAGAACATTCTCAATTACAGTTCCTAATGGTAATACTACTGCTACATTTGTATTTAATGTAGACACAAGTGGTAATGTAACAATTACAGAGAGTTAAAGGAGGAATGTATAAATGAGTATGAATTTTGCCACAGATGTGATTGTTAATACAAATAATTCATTATAGACTAAAATATTAAAAATTCCTACAAGTTCTGGCGGCACTACTTATGGTGTTGGTACTAATGGACAAATGCTAAAATCCAATGGTACTTCAGTATATTGGGGAGATGGTGCAAATATTACTTCTAATACTTCTTCTTATTGGAATACTAATTCTAGTTATGTTCCTGCCGTGGGAGAAATTATAGTATATAATGATGCTGAAATTATTAAAATAGGTGATGGCACGACCACTGTAGCAAACTTATCAAATATTAATTCTATAGAGGTGGTGCGTCTATGAGTGTTTACTTAGGTTAGGATAAAGTTGGAATAAGTTATTATAATCCTGCTAATCTTTATGAAGAACAGCGCACTATTTTTTAGAATAATTTATATACACCATGGACTCGTCCTACTGGATGGCCGGATTTAGATTCATTAAATTTAAGTTTTAATGGCACTGATAGTTTTATCTATATGACTTATCGTACTGGTCATGTAGATGATTTATGTGCTTTTCATATAAATAGAGTATCCGGTAATGCAACAATAGAATTAGGAACCATAAATAATGGTGTATTTACTGCTACTACTACAGAAACAGTAACTAGTAATACTGATAAAATTTATTGGTTTACAAGTAATGAAGGATATACAGATGGAACTATTGTAATAAAAATAACTGGTCGATTATCTAGATTCTATTTAATTGATGTTACTCGTGCAAATAGTGATGGCACTATTAAATATTATATGTAGCCACTATTAGAAAGAGTATGGTATATGCCAGAGATGACTGCTTTTACTACAAGTTATTCATCACAAGGAACTGGCGCATATACATTACAAAGAGATAAAATTGCTAATGGTACTGGTACAGCATTAACAAATATGACTTATGCTTGGTGGAATTGTTATAATTTACGTTCATTAGATATTAGTGGTTTATTAACTCAAAATGTAACCAATATGAGCGCAACTTTTGAATATTGTAGACAATTAGAATACATAGATGTAACTAATTTTAATATGGCTAAAGTTACTACTATTACATATATGTTTGATTAGTGTTTAACATTAAAACATTTAGATTTACGTACCTGGAATACAGAAAAATTGACTGCAGTCCATTATGCTTTTAGAAGCTGTAATGCATTAGAAGAAATCTTGGGTTTAGAAAATATTTATACTAATAATTCAACTTCTTTAGCGAGTGTATTTTCTGGATGCCTTTCATTAAAAAATTTAGATGCAGTTAGTAATTGGAATACAGCTAAAGTAACCAACATGAGCTAGATATTTTATAATTGTACCCAAATAACGAAATTAGATTTAAGTAAATGGGATGTTAGTAAAGTCACTACTATTCAAGGATTATTTGCCTATTGTAGAAGTTTACAATATATTAATTTCCCCACTGGTCAAACTAATACTTTAAGTGGTTCTTAGAACTAGATTTTTTATTAGTGTTTTGCTTTATAGGCAGTAGATTTAACTTGGATTAAACCATTAACTAGTGCTGTAACTAATATTGGATATATGTTTGCTTATTGTAGATCTTTAAAAGAAATAAATATTCCTGAAGGATGGGATATTACAGGGTGTACTGCATCAGAATCTTGTTTACGTATATTCTCTGATTGTTGGCATTTATAGAAAATTACAGGTATTTCAAATTGGGATATGTCTGGATATAATTATTCTTTAGCTTATTCATTTCAATATGATTATTGTTTAAAAGAATTAGATATTTCTAATTGGAATCCACATCCAACAACTATGTATTACGCTTTTGATGAGTGTCACTCTTTAGAAACACTTGACCTAACGACTTGGCATTGGGAAAATATGACCGGAACCGCCTTAGTTAATACATTTTATTGTTGTTATAGTTTAAAAGATTTAAGAGGTATAGAACATATGGGTGATTCTGGTAATATAACTTCTTTCGCTAGTACATTTAATAGTTGTTATAGTTTATAGTCAATACCAAATATTAATACTTGGAATCCAGCAAAAGTTACAACTTGCGCGACCATGTTTGCAAGCTGTTATTAGTTATTATCTCTTACAATAACAAATTGGACTTTAACTAAATGTACTACCATAGCAAATATGTTCCGTTATTGTTATAATATGGAAGAATTAGAGTTAACAAATTGGTCTTTACCTGCCTTAACTACTGCTCCTGATTATATTTTTAGTGCAATGTACTGCTTAAAAAAATGTAGTGGCTTGCCAATAGGATTAAATCATAGATATACCGAAGACTACTCTTTGCCAGAAGATTAGTGGGCGCGTATATTTACTCAATTACCAAGTGTTTCTTCTAAAACATTTTATATGACTACAGCAAATATAAATAAATTAACAACAGCAACTAAAACAATTGCAACTAATAAAGGTTGGACATTAGCCAATTAAGGAGGGATTATATGCAAATTATTCAAGGGGATATTATAGAAGTTATTGCTGATGAAGGAATGATGCTAATAAATAAAGCAGAGCCAGAATTTACTGCACATCACTTATGGCTTAGCATTAATGATAGTCCCTCAAATTGGAATGAAGTGGAGGAGGTGAATACCAATGGCGAGTCTTGGGAAGATAGTATACTTGACAGAAGCATAGAAGAATGAATTATTTAATTTTGGTAGTGTCACCTCTAATAATAGAACTATTACTTATAGTCCAAATGATTTATATGTTACGCCCGATGGCAGCGTCAGCGATGTAAAAATTGGAGATACGTCATTGGTTACCAATAATATCGCTACAATTCCTGTGGCTACTACAGCTTCAGCAGGATTACTTTCTGCAACAGATAAGACTAAACTTGATGGTATTGCTACAGGAGCAACTGCAAATACGGGTACAATTACTGGTATAACTATGAATGGTGTATCTAAAGGAACATCTGGTGTTATTAATCTTGGTACAGTAATTACAGCGCATCAAGATATTTCTGGAAAAGTAGATAAAACCAATGCAGAAATTCTAAATAGTATAAGTATGGGTAGAAAAGCAAATACCACAATTGGTGCAGGTAGTGTTGCAATGGGTGTAGATGTAGAGGCGTCTGCTAATAGTTGTTATGCTGAGGGCGGATATACTACTGCATCGGCATAGGGCGCTCACGCAGAAGGAAGTCATACCACTGCGAGCGGAGAGGCATCTCATGCAGAGGGATATTATACTACTGCAAGCGGCGATTTATCTCATGCCGAAGGAGATTTAACAGTTGCTAGTGGGATAGCTTCCCATGCTGAGGGTATTGGTACTACCGCCGCGGGTGCTCTGTCGCATACTGGTGGTATTTATAATGTAGAAGATAGTTATAGTACTTGGCCTGAATGGACTGCTAATACATCATACGCTGTTGGAGATCGGGTTAAAATAACAGATAATGAAGCTGTTACTGGATATATATGTAAAACAGCTAATACTGATGCTACATTTACTTCATCTAATTGGACAAATAGATAGGGTTAGATGAATTATGCCGAAATTATTGGTAATGGTACAGCCGATAATGCGCGTTCTAATGCCCGAGCATTAGATTGGGATGGTAATGAATTTTTAAAAGGCGATCTATATGTAAATTGTAATACAAATAGTACGAACGGTACTCAAGTAGTAAAAGTTACGGATATAATGACAGGAGCAGATGGTTCCAATATAGGAACATCTGGTCTAGTTCCATAGCCAACTGCAACAGATAATACGAAATTTCTTCGCGGCGATGCGACTTGGCAAGATGCATCTCCATGTATTTGTGTAGCAGTTGCAAGTATATCTTCACTCCCTGTAACTGTTACTTGTAGCGCTGTAAAAAGTACTCATTATTGTATTTATAGTACAGTTGCTTCTAGTTATGTAACAGGAGACTGGACAATTACAACATCTAATGGTAGTTTTACTATTAGTGGTTCAAAAGCAAGTGGTACAATTAGTAATGCATATTTTGTATTTTATGACGTATCCGGTGCATTTACTGGTACAACATCATAAGGAGGAAATTAAAATGATGAGAGAAATTTTTGAAGTTTATGCTAAAGTAATTGATGCTAATGGTAGTTATAATACACTTAGCGGATATCCAAAAACGTTTGATAGTAGAAATTATAATGATGATATTGAAAAAGCATTACGGCGCGCTCGGGGAGAATGGCACGAAGTTCTTGGAACGATGTATAAACGCGATGACCGTCAAGTATAGATTGCTATGATTCTTCGTGGAAGTGATGGTGTGCAAATAGAATTAGCATCAGTTGGCGAACTTTCTGAAATTCCTGAGCCAGAACCAGAACAAGAGCCTGAAATTGTTGAAGAGGGTGAATAATTATGGCCACCTCCTATATTGAGCAATTACTCCCAACTGAAATTCCTATACCAGTTGCTGAAGGAGGAACTGGAGCAGGAACTAAAGCTAATGCGCAAACAAACCTTGGTATATATGCGGGATTATATATCAATCCAACTGATGCATTAGTTAGTTCTTCTTACGTTACTTCTCAAAAAACATATACTGCAACTAAGAACTGTTTCTTCTTTTCAGTTCAGGCTGCCGTGCAAAGCACAAGTGAATCTGAAATATTAATTAATGATTCTACGACAAATGTTGCTAATGGTGATAGTAATGGTGCATCTAATTTTAGATATACTATATCTATGGGCTTTCTTAAAAAAGGTGATGTATTAAAATATAATCGTTGTAAAATGAAAGTTTTTGGATTAAGAGCATAATGGGGTGGTTTTATGGCTACAAGTACTATTAAACAAAGAAAAATAACATCTACTCCTATTCCCATTGGGCAAGGAGGAACTAATGCTACATCTAAAGCAAATGCACAAACAAATTTAGGTATTCATTCTAAGATGTGTATAAATGCCTCTACAATACTAAATAAAAATTGGTCTTCAAGTGAAGCAACATATACTTCAACTCAAGATAGTATTATGTATGCTGTTGGATGTTCTTAGAATAGTACTGCTGCAGGAATTATTAAAAATAGCAATACTCAATATAGAATTTATGATGATTCTTCTGCTGCCGGAGAAGACGGAGGAAGCGTTCGAGTAACGATTGCTGCTGGTTTTATCAAATCTGGCGAAACAATTACATATTAGCGCGCTGCAATTATGATGTGTAAACTTCGAGCATAAGGTGATTATAATGGCTAATAGTTATATTTATCAAGAAGTTTCAGCGATTCCTGTTCCTATTGCAGAAGGAGGAACAAACGCCACATCTAAAGCAAATGCTCAAACTAATTTAGGCATTCACGAGAAAATATATAGTGCTACTTCTTTATATACAAGTGAATTTAGTAGTACATCTCAAACCTATACGGCAACAGAAGATGGCTTTTTATTTGCTATGGAAGCAAGCTAGGCTTCTCAAAAAGATTCAATTGTAAAAATTAATGGTACTAATATAGCTGTATCAGATTATACTGGTTCCGCTTCTAGCGGTTCCAATTTTAAAGGATCTTTTGCCGCAGGGTTTATTAAAAGTGGAGATGTAATTGTTTTTCAATATTGTGCAATACGTATATTAAAATTAAAAGCATAATTAAATATTTGACAACCTATTATCTCATATGATATAATAAAAGAAAAAGGAGGTATTCGTTATGAATATTACTCAAATTTTATTAGGTCTTATTTTAATTCTTGGTGGCGTCTTTACTATGATTGTATGGCCATATATTAAAGCTCATGTATCTGCTCAACAGCTATCTATGTTAGCTGGAATTGCTCAGACAGTCGTTTTTGCTGCGGAAAAAATCTTCGGTGCAAAAATGGGTGCAGATAAATTAGCCTACGCATTAAATCTAGCAAAGAAACTATTAGAAAAGAAAGGTCTAACATTTGATGAGGACACTATTCGTGCGGCAATTGAAGCTCAAGTAGAACAACTTAATCTTGATCAGAAAGCCGTAGAAGGTGTTGCTGAATGAAGACTTTTGTAAATACGCCAAATAAGGGAACATTAAATATGCGCGCAGAACCTATAGCAACATCTAAGGTTCTCGCGCAAATCCCTAATGGTACTAAATTAGAAGTTAGTACCACAACTGAAACTTGGTCTGAAGTTACTTATAATGGAATTAAGGGCTACGTAATGAATAAATTTTTAGGTGAAAATACAACTACCACTATAACAAAAACAGATTTAAAAAAGATTTATGATAGCCTTTAGCAAGCCTTAAAAACAATTGAATCTATATTAAAGTGAGGTATTTATGGACGAATTTGGATGTGCTTATTGTTGGGATTCAAAACATCATAAAGAAAAAGATTACCTATTCTTTTTCGACGCAGCAAATAATTATAGACAATGTGATTACTGCCCAAAATGTGGCAGAAAATATGGGGAGGTACTTGTAAATGAATAGTTGGAGTTAGACACCACAAAATAATGTGGTGGGCCAAGCATCATTTAGTCCCTATTGGGGCGTACAACAGCCAACTTTTAACACTAGTGGAATGTACAATCGTTTGCCTGTATATCATGCAGAACCAATACATGGAGAGAATGCAGCATGGCAATTTCCTATGGGACCCAATAGTGAGATATGGCTTCCAGACGCAGATGAAGATTTAGTCTGGTGGATACGTACAGATGCTAATGGCAATAAAAATGTAATGCCTTTTGATGTATTACCGCATAAAAAGGCTGAGCCAGTGGATATGGAAAGTATTTTAGCGCGATTGGGCGCAGTGGAGGAATGGATAAATGGCAAGCAGAATAAGTCAAATGCGAAACGGTCTGCAACCGTATCCGCAAACACCGCAACAATCCCGACAGCAACAATTGAATGAGTCTATTGAGCGTACGCGCGCAATAATGTAGCAAATAAAAAATTCGGGCAATATGGAAGCGGCATTAGCCCAATTTTTACAAAATAATCCTAATACTGCAATGATTGCAAATATATTAAATAGCGGCAATAGCCTAGAAAGTATTGCGCGACAAATGGCGCAATCTGGTGGTATTGATATAATGCAACTAGTAAGAAATTTATCTGGAGGTATATGAAATGAACAATACTATTAAACTTAATAATAATACATATGAGGTATTAGCGTTTAATAAAAACGTTTCTTTTTAGAATGATAGTATTTATGGTAGCGGCACCTGCTCTTTAAGTACATCTGATGCCACTTCCTTAAATGAACTTGCACAAAATGATATCGAATTAATTGAAATCTATCACGATGGTACATTAATTTATAGTTCTAATAGTGTGGGTAAAATTACAAGTATTAATGAATATTTAACTGAGAATCGAGTTGAAATTAATTTAAATATTTCATTTGATTATAACACACAAGAGCAAAATGAAGAATGATGACAAGTGCAGATTTTATTTAAATCTGCACTTATTTTTTTTAAGGTGATAGTATGAAATGGCATGGTATTAGTATTTATAATAATAATGATTTTTAGTTTACATTACCGCGCATTTTTACTAATGGTAATTGGTATATAGCCATTCCTTATATTTATACAAATAATGCTTGGAAAATAATTGGAGAGGCATGTATACAAATGATACCATTTATTGATTCTAATAATTCTCCAATATATGTTAATGGAGAACCATTTTTAGTAAGAAGTTTACTCGGGGGAGCACGATTAAAAGATAGTGATAATAATGAAATTATAGATATAAACAATATTCCATTATTTGTTGAATATCGAGGAGAATAACATGGCAGAATTCAAAATTAATTATAGCGGAACATAGCTTAACTCTATTTTAAATAAGGCCGAACAAATGACGCACAATTATACCGCAAGTGAACTCGGCCCTATTATAGATTAGGCCGCACAAATATTTGATTTAATATATCCAGTCGGATCAATTTATATGAGCGTTAATCCAGCAGATCCTGGTACTCTTTTTTCAAATACAACATGGGTATAGATTAAAGATACATTTTTATTGGCGGCTGGTGATACTTATAGTGCTGGTAGTACTGGCGGTGAAGCGACACATGCATTAACAGTTGCAGAATTAGCTAAACATGGACATCCAATATATGTTTGGGCTGATGTTGGTACAAAAGCCAATGCTTATTATTATAATGGAGCTACACAAACTACACATAGTGGTGCACGTGTATATTCGAGTGGCTCTAGTACATGGTATGCCTCTGGCACAACTGCAAATGCTGCAGGTAGTGGTCGTGGCGATCCTTCCGGTGGTGCGGGTTAGATTGGTAGCGGAACCGCACATAATAATATGCCTCCATATCTCACAGTTTATATGTGGCGACGGATTCAATAAAATTTTATTCTAACAAAATTTTTATATGTGCTTATATTTACTATCCCAACATATCTTATGTTGGGAAGTTTAATAAATTTATTAGCTTATATTCCAAAATAAAAGTGTCATTCAGATTTACTAGTGGTCTGAAGATAGTGAAATAAACTTTCCAAATAAGTACTAATAAATTTATAACGTAAACTTCCATAAGTAAATGATAGGGGATGATAACTATGGGAGAAAACGGTTTAACAGCATCTGATGTTGCCTTAATGTCTCGCGATGGCGATGGTTTTGGCAATGGCTGGGGCGGAATGATTTGGCTTTTCGCTATTCTAGCAATGATGGGCGGCGGTTTTGGTTGGAATGGTGGCGCTGGTAATTCTAACGCCATTCAGAATGATATTAATCGTGGTTTTGATAATCAGAACTTACAGGCTCAAACTCGTGACATTATGGCCGCAGTTAATGCAGCTTCAATGACAGGAGTACAAACTACTAATTAGGTATATCATGACATCGTAGGTTTCGTTGGAGATAAATACAACGAATTACAGCGCGATGTTGCAAGTCTAGCAGTAGGATAGGCAAATCTATTAGCTCATCAAAATGAATGCTGCGGTAGCTTAACGCGTTAGCTAATGCAGAATAATTATGATGCTGCTATGCGTGACGCTGCTACTAATGCTAATATTGTAGCACAGGCTCAAGCTATTAAAGATATGTTTATGGGCGATAAGATGGATGCTATGCAAAATCGTATTAATCAACTCGAACTTCAAAATCAACTCCAGGGTGTTGTAAGATATCCTAACGGTTGGACTTACAATGCTGGCAATTCTCCTTTCTGTGGAGGATGCAATATGTAATCAGAGTGTATTAAGGACACCAAACATATTGGGACGTACTTAGTACGTCCCTCTTTTTTTATTATAAGGGGGTAATGATTATGTTACAAGTTTATTCTTCTAATTTAGCAGTAGATGCTAATACAGTATTTCCATTTAATAATGTAGTAGTGGATAAAGGTTGTGGTGAAACTTTAAGCGCGCCTGCAACAATTCAACTAAATAAACAAGGTATTTATTTAGTAGAAATGGATGGTTATGCCACTCCAGATGCGGCAACAGCAGTATCTGTTCAACTAGTGGTAAATGGTATTGCACAGCCGCAAGCAATTTCTAGTTTTACTCCTGCTTCAATTACTGATGTGCGCACTTTCGGTTTTAAAACTTTTGTGCGCGTATTAGAAAATAATTGTTAGTGCAATTGTTTAACTAGTCCAACAACCCTTCAATTTATGAATGGTACTACAGCATTGAGCGATGCTCATATTAATGTAGTAATTACTAAGATTCGTTAATATATGGCGGGCCTTGCGCCCGCCTATTTTTTGGAGGGATTATTATGACAATTGAAGAAATTTTTACTAAACTAGCTACGCGCATGCACGAAGGAACAATGTTTCATAATGAATTAATAAAGGCATATGATTTTTTAGGACTATGGGGTTATAGTAAGTGTCAAATGTATCATTATATGGAAGAACAAAAAGGATACAGAAAATTATTACATTATTATGCCTCTCATTATTTTAAACTTTTATAGATAGAAGATATTAACAAACCAAAAATAATACCAGACATATGGTATAAATATACAACTTAGGCTGTAGATACCGGCACGAAAAAATCTGCAATTAAAGAATTAATGAATAAATGGATTGAATGGGAGCGTTCAACAAAAACTTTATATTAGCAAATGCGAAATGAACTTGCTGCCTTAAATGAAATTGATGCGGCAATTGAAATAGATGCTTACATTAAAGATGTAAGTAAAGAGCTTTATTAGGCCGAAAAAGAATTATTAAATTTAGAAGCCATTAACTATGATATGACTGTTATTATTCCACAATAGGAGGTTCTATATCATAAATACAAAAAGAAATTAGGATGGTGATATGTATGATTAGATTAATTTAGAGGCGATTAATAATACCATAGGGAGATACTGGAACCTTTACTATTCCAACACAAGGCGATGTATCTGCAAACGATATCGCCATTTTAGCAATTTATGATCCATTAACTCATACTACAGTATGTCAATTAAAGATTGATGCAACACCCAATACATTGGAGTTTAACTTCGCGCGTGAAGATACTATTAATATAGAACCAAGTAATAGATATGTTTGGGATGTAACTATCTATAGAAATGCAACTTATGATAATGAAAATAACATTCTCATTCATGCCGATACTGCCGACTCTTATTATGCTGCATTTTCTCTACCAACTTGTGAAATTAGGACGGTGACGCCAAATGTACAAAAGTAATAGAGAACGTACGCGCGACCTATTGCTTGAATACGATTTACGTATTATGCCTCCACGTCCGCGCACGGCTGGATTAGGAATGATATATACTTGGTTACATGGAAATGTACCAAATTCCGATCCTATTTATTCAGTACCCATTCCGGATACTACAGAATTTAGTGTGGTATATCCTTGGGAAACTATTGGCCTTAATATATTAAGCGATCAGATTTTTATTTTAGCCTCTCGTAGTGGATATACTGGTACACGCGAAGATTTCCATCGTTATTTTGGTTCATATCTTGAACGTAATCGTTAGGAAATTTTCTTTGATACTTATAACAATTTCCCTCAAGTGGGTAGCACTAATATGTTATATTTTGATTTAGATGAAAAAATTTTATACTATTGGGACGGAGAATATATCCCAGTTAATGCTATGTTAATTGCACATACTATTTTAGAGGGAGGTGAGGCTTAATGGCATCTAATACCGTCAGAGTAACATTACAAATTAGAAATGCTAATGCCAATGATTGGACAACAAGAAATCCAGTATTGGGCGAAGGCGAATATGGTTTAGAAAGAGATACCTTCTTATTAAAAATAGGTGATGGCGTAAGAGATTGGGCGCATTTACCCTATTTAAATAAATTAAATAGTTAGTATTTTAAATAGACTAGTGATGGCTCTCTTACCTTTAGTGATAGTTTTGCACAAACAATTAATAATATAATTGCTAATGCTGGCGGCTCAGCAACAATAATTATTTCAGATGACCCAACTGCCGATACTGACCCAATTAGTTATAGTTATTTACGTCGTTATATCGCTGCAGCGATACAAGAGGCGGGGCATTTAAAGCGTGCAGTAGTTGAATCTCTTCCATTAGAAGATATAGACGAAAATACTATTTATATGGTTCCTAATAGCGCCGGAACGGGCTATGAGGAATATATGTATATTGAAAATCAATGGGATTTAATTGGAAATACAGGCGATTCAAGTGGATATATTTTACCAGTAGCTACTGCAAATCGTCTTGGTGGTGTGAAAGCGTCTACTGATGCTGATAAAATTAATGTAGGCCAAGACGGTTTCATGACTTTAAATCAAGTTTCAACCTCCTTATTATATGTTCCAAATGGAGACACCTTAATTATTTATGGAGGCACAGCTTAATAACAGGAGGTGAGTAAAATGGCGGATAATATACTTTAGACCAAGATATAGCTAAGGTATGGTACATATACCCAATGGATGAATAGTAATCTTATCTTATTATAGGGCGAAGCCGCCATTTGCTCTTTTCCATAGGATAGAACTATAGAGCATTTATCTAATAGTAAACCAGATTATACACCACCATCTATTGGTATAAAAATTGGTGATGGTACACATTACTTTAGAGAATTGCCCTGGGTACAAGCTATCGCAGCGGATGTGTATACTTGGGCAAAATCTTCCATTAAACCGACTTATACAGCACAAGAAATTCAGGGCTTATAGAGTTTTGTTGAAAATTTAGTTGGTGGAGATGTAGAAGTAAATATTGCTCCACGTATATATCAATTAGTATAGGGTACTGGTGATAATGTAAATAAATATTATTTACAATATAAAGAAAATAATAGTGAAAATAATTGGATTATTGACACAACCACATATATTGATTTAGAAAATTTATATAAAATTGTATCATGGATTGGATAGGGTAACTTAAATGATTATCCAACTTTAATTACTCGTACTGCAGAATAGATTAGATACTTTTTAGGAACTCTCGCACAAGTAGATAATGCGGTAACAAATCAATTTGTTACTTCGGTATCAGAAACCAATGGTATAATTAGTGTTACACGCGCGCGCCCAACGTTCTCTAATTTAAGTGGTAGTGCGGCTGTAAGTCAAGGTGGTACTGGACTTACGACTTTAACCGAAGACTCTGTACTTGTGGGCAATGGTACTAATGCAGTAAAGTTAGTGCCGATCGCAGAAAGTATTGAAAATAATAATTATTTAGTTACAAACCGCTTAGTAAAATCTTATGTAGATAATGCCACCGCGGGTCTTACCGGCGCGATGCATTTTATTGGAGATGCGGGCGTTACCATTAGAGAAAATAGCGCAGTTAATCCTAATATTAATGGATACGATTTTTCTAAGGCACAACCTGGCGATGTTGTCTTATCTGAATAGAAAGAGTTTGTTTGGACTGGTGGAACATGGCGTTTATTGGGTGATGAGGGTAGCTATGCTATTAAGGGCAGTATTGTAGATGCTGACATTGATGCAGAAGCAGAAATTGCTCAAAGTAAGATTGCCGATCTATCAGAAACATTTGATACAAAAGTAGATAAAGTTGAAGGTAAAACCTTATCATCTAATGATTTTACTAATGAACTTAAAAATAAATTAGATGGAATTGATGAGGGCGCGCAACGTAACACAATTGAACATATATTAGTTAATGGAAATGAAGTTCGCCCTACAACTATAGAATAGGTTCCTAATAGTGTAAATCTACAAATTAGTGAATTTGGCGAGGATGCACAATTAAAATTAGCTGGAATCGCCGCGGGCGCGGAAGTTAATAAAGTCGAAAAAATTGTTTTTGACGGAACTGAAGTTACACCAGATGCTAATAAAGTAATAACATTAACTTCTAATCCTCATACTGACCATATTAATAAAATTGAATAGATTTTTATTAATGGTGTTGAATGGGTACCAAATGCGGCAAAACAGGTTCAAATTATTATAGATTAGGCTGCGCTTAACTTAAATGTCTTAGAGGGCGCAACTATTCCAAATAGATAGGGTGGTACTGAAAATGTACCACAAGTAGCTAAAAAATTAGAATTAGAAAGAATTGCAGTCAGCGGCGATGTTAAAGATTTATTACAAACTAATGATACATATATTATATTAAACTGCGGTAGCAGTACATAGGTGATTTGAGAACTTGGCTGAAATGATGCCAAGGAGGTGTTTTTATGGCAACCGCAAACAATACCATAAAGACGAGAATTCAGTTGAAAAGTGACACTGAAGAGAATTGGAATAAAGCCGGGCCAAAGGAGAATTCTAATGGCTTCGTGCCACTTTTGGGTGAGTTGATCGTCTATACAGCAGACGCAACTCACCCTTTTTCTCGTTTAAAGGTAGGAAATGGGCAAACAAATGTTGTAAGTTTGCCTTTTATTGACTCTGGTACATTAAATGGAAATGAGACAGAAATTGCAAAATTTGCAACATTTTAGGACTTTCCATTAGTAGGTTCTAAAGATAAATTATACGTTGATTTATCTACAAGTAAGATATATCATTATACGGCAAGTAGTGGTTATACCCAATTATCTAATTTTAACTTTTCTGTAACTAAATCTACTATAGGAAGTGTTATTAGTTGGACTAGAGGTGCTCCCACAACAGCGTATATAGAAGATAATATATTTAAAGTAGATATAGGAATATTACCTCAATTATTATGGGAAAACAAGACAGTAGTAACAGATGTTACTAAGGAGGGAACTGTATGAGTTATATTGGTGCAGTAAAAATTGGTAGTGGTAGTGAAACTTTAATTGGCTCCACTCTTTATGGAACGTGTGCCACTTCCGCGGGAACCGCGGCGAAAGTGGTTACTTTAGCAAGTTTTGATACGTTGATGAAAGGTGTTACAGTATTTGTATGCTTTACAAATGGTAATACCGTATTAAATAATTTAACACTAAAAGTAGGAACAACAGATGCTAAACCTATTACCGGTAATTGTGTTTGTTCTGCTAATGAAATTATTGCTTTTACATATGATGATAATGACGGTACATATTAGTATTGGAGAGCAAATCATAGTTTAGTAATTGAAACAGCAAATAATATTATTACTACATTATCTGGTCAAGAAGTTAATTTAGCGACAAAAACATATGTTGATAATGCTACTGGCGGATTAAGTGGTTTAGTTGGCGCTATGCACTTTAAGGGTGAAAAATCAGCAATTCCAAATGAATCAACTAGCTTTAGTGATTATGATAGCGGTGATGTTATTATAGTAGGTACTAAAGAATATGTTTATGTAAAAGACACCACCGCAGCAGCATCTGAATGGATTGAATTAGGTGATGAAAGCAGCTTTGTTTTAAAAACAAGTCAAACAACCGATAGTATTGGTTCTGCTTCTGCTTGGGATGCTGGGTCCACTCCTTCTTTAGGTACTGCAATCGCTGCAGATGAAATAGGAAGCTGGAATGCCGGTACGGCATCAAATGCAGTAGTATCACAAGGTATATTAACATTAACAAATAGTACAATACCATCACTTGCACATACTAAAAAGAGTATTCCTAATGTAGAAAGTGTTGGCAGCACTCCTTCTTTAACTATTACAGCAACAACAGTAGTAGTACCATAGGGAAGTTAATTTTAAATTTCATATAAGGTGGTGAAGCAAATGGCGAGTATAACAAACGGTCTAATTGAGAAAATATAGGTTACTAATAATGGTGTAACTACTGCTCATAGTATCGCCTCAACCGCCTATGGCTATTGTACGACTGCGGCAGATGAAGCCGCAAAAGTAGTAGAAATGGAGGGATTTGTTTTATATGAAGGAGTTACTATTCATATTAAATTTGAACATGAAAACTCCGCAGCAAATCCAACATTACAATTTAATGATGAAGCAAGTATTAATGCAAAACCAATTATACAATATGATAATGCGCCGGTAGGAGTTGCTGATGATACTAGTGGATGGCACGCTGGAGCGGTTTTAACTTTAACATATGACGGAACAAGTTGGGTGAGAGATTAGGGTTTTAATACTAATACAAATAGTAATACAATTCCAGCTGCCTATTGTACTACCGCTGCTGCGACTCAAGATAAAGTGGCTTCATGTAGTGGTTACACATTAAAGGATAATTCATGGTTACATATTATTTTAACTAAATCTAATTCTTATAATGGTACTATTACTTTAAATGTTAATGATAAAGGGGCAAAAAATATTTGGATTAATGGCGCAGTTTCTAGTTCTTCAAATAAAACCTTGCCATCAGGAAGTTATATAATTTATTATGATGGTACTGTATATCATTTTAGAACAGATGGTAAATTACCAGGAGATATTGCAGGAAATGCGGCAACCGCTACAACTGCAACAAATGCAGGTTCAGTAAGTTTAAGTGGTATAACTGATGCTCCAAATTTACAAGCAATTGAAGCTTTAACAGGAACCGGATTCCTTACTAGAGGAAATAATGATACTTGGTCACTCGATACAAATTCATATTCCAAAACAAATCACACTCATTCTTATGCTGGCTCTAGTTCATCTGGTGGCGCCGCGACCAACATAAATGTATCAACCTCAACCGCGTCTTCTGCCTATATAATTTCTACTTCTGGCAATTCAGATTCACAGAGTGCATTATCACAAAGTACTTTAACAATATAGAATACAGTAAATAGTTCAAATATAACAGCAACTGCCTTGCATGTTGGTGCAAATAAAAAACAAGGTTCATTAGTATTATATGACTCTGTTGGTGGCTATACTGGTACCATTGTTCCACCAAGCAGTTTAGGTGCAAATAGAACATATACTTTACCAGCCGATGGGGGCACTATTGCTTTAACAGGAAGTGATATTACTGGTAATGCAGCTACTGCAAATGCAATTAGTCCAGCTGGAACTGCAGCACAGTTTTGGCGCGGAGATAATTCATGGAGTGATACAATTTCTGGTGGAGTATTAAAAGTCACTAACAATGGTAATACTTTTACGATGGGCTCTTCAGACAGTTCATTTAATTATTTAAGTAATAGCGCAAATGTGCCATTCTTATTTAATAAAACAATTTTAACTTCATCTGGTGACCTAGGTAATGGTACATATCCTTTTAATAACTTATATATTGGTAAAAGTGGTACTAAAGGAATTTACTATGTGGGCACAAAAGCCACTAAAGAGATGATTACCTTTATAGATAATACTACTAATACTAATGGAAATGGTATGAAAATTGGCGGTGGTGGAGTTGTAATTATTGGCGCAGGAGATACTGCAAATACCTTAGATATGAGCGCCACTACAGAAAATTTATATCTCTTAGCAGATTCTAACATTTTTATTGAAAGCAACACCAATAGCGCAATAGGTAATCGTGTTGGTGTTAAAATTGATACTAGTGGTAATGTAATTCCTACAGCCGCGGAAAATAATCATAACAATAGTTAGGATTTAGGTAGTTCATCTTCTCAATGGGCAAATGTATATGCTAATGAATTTATTGGTGATATTAGGGCCACTCATGTAATACCTACTATATCTAAAACATATGCTAGTGCATCATATTATGGTACTAGTAATACAGATGCGGATTGTAGTTTTTATTTCATGTCTGTCAAGCCGGACTCATGGACTAAACCTTGGCAGGTACGTTTTAAAATACGCTCTTTCTGCCCAGCTTATTTAAATGGCGATAGTATTACTTGGACCACTCTTAATGGACAAGCTGAAGATATTATTTATCATAACTGGAATGAGCACCATGAAATGGGCCATTCTAATATAACCATTCATAAATTAAAAAATGCTGGTTTTAGTAATGGTTTGGGTCATGCAATAGGTATTAATATTGTTAGTTCCTGGAATAATATTAACAGCGCATATTATAGAACATTTGAACTTGATTATTATGATTGTGAAAATTGTACTGTTAGTATATTAGACACACCAGTTTTATGGGCTAATTGGACAAACGGCTCAAGTACAAATTATTCTAGCGATTATACGAACTGTGATGCATTTAGTCGCGGCCTAAGTGAAACTGGCGATGATAATGATATTGGTATCATTCAAATGAATGAAGGCCGATATATTAATGGTAGTGTAATGCCATTGGCACAATATGGATTATTTGGTTTTGATCGCGAGGGAAAGAGTCAAACTATTTCACTATATGAAAATAATTATAGAGGATATACTACTAATATAAATGTAGATCGTGTTTATAATACACATGGTTTTGATTATACTAAAGGTCTATTATATAATAATGGTGGTAATTTCGCCGCAGGTGCAACTGTTACTGCTAGTCCACGTATATCTATGGCAACTATTGATTTTAGATATACAGACAATGTAGTAAAAAGCACAACTTCTAATGATTTGGGCCTAATAAGTGAAAAACCAATATTCTTACGTGGTACTATCGAAGATGATGGATTATTCTATTTAGCGTCAGATTTATCTAAATCCTATAATGGTACAAATTATCCAAGTGTATGGACATAGACTATTCCAAGCACAGCTGATGGATATGTATATTGGTTTGTGGGTTATCCACATTTTGATAGTGAATGTGCAGCCAGTTTATATCAAATTGATTTATTTGTAGAAAATCCAGTATATTGGTATCATAATGGACGATTTGAAGAATATATTGGTCATGCTGAAACTACTGATTTAGCGGCGAAAGCAACTACTATTAAAGTTAATAGTGTCACAACCACTAAATCATGGATTACAGGTACATCTACAACACTTGGAAGTGCATCATCTACTATTAATGCAGACCCAAGTATTTATTTAACTACAAATGCAGGCGAGATGAGCGCAAAAATTTATAGTGTAAATGATGGCGCAAACCCGCCTGTAGAAAAAGTAAAATTACAATGGAACTCTACGGATGATTCACTTGATTTTATATTTATTTAATATTTGACATACAATTATATTATATGATACAATTATATTAGGATAAGGAGGTGTGATAATGGCATAGCTTAAAAGTACTGTTGTAAATGGTAATTTACGAGCAACTGATTCTGTACTCGCTGTTACAGGATAGTTTAGAATATTAGAAGCACCTGATGCAAATAATAGCAATACCTTTAGTGATGGTGATAATGATCAAATTCTACGTAGTAATGGTTCATCAGTGTATTGGACTACAGATGTTAAATCTATTCAAATTACTACAGATAGTCCTTTAATCGGTGGAGATACTTCTTCTGCTCAGACAGGTGCCGCAACTTACACTATTAGTTTTGATACTCAAAATCCAAATACTGTACTTGCTGGGCCGACAAATACTACCGTCGCTGCAGTGCCAACCTTTAGAACATTAGATGAAAATGATGTTACTAAAATTATGACAACTTCTCATACTGCGGCGATGCATGTGGCTGGTATAAGCAGTTCAGCACTAAATGAAATTAAATATAGTACTGGAGTAACTATTACTAATACTGCAATTAGCGCAGGAACATATAATGGATTAACTTTAACTTCAAATACAACTGGTTTTTCAATCGCTGGCGGGACAACTTCAAAAAGTTTAACCGTACCAAAAACTTATACATTAGCAGATGCTTGTGCATATAACGTTACAAATCATACTGTTGCCACAGCAGTTTCAGAAAGTGATACTAACCTGGTAACTGGAAAAACAGTATATTATGGACTTCCATTTATTAATAATACTCATACTTATACTTCTTCTAGTATTATATATGCTCCTACGGGAGCGGGTACTGCTGGGCAGTATTTAAAATCTACTGGCTCGACAAATACTCCTACATGGGCAGCACCCCCAGTATGGTGGGGTTCATGTAATACTATTGCAGCAACCGCAGAAAAAGCAGTTATTTGTAGTGGATTTGAATTAACAAATGGCGTGAATATTTTAGTTTATTTTTCAGAAACAAATAGCGCAAGTGTGGATGATTTAGCTTTAAATGTCAATAGTACTGGTGCGAAACCCATTAAATATTTATATAGTAATAAAGACCCAGATTATATTCCTTTTATTGATAGTTTGCGTGCAAATAATACTTATAGATTTCATTATTATAATGGCGGAACTGGTAATTAGTATTGGATTGTAAGTCTACCAGATGAAGAAATGAAATTATTATCGGCTAGTGAATCCAGTCGTGTCGCTGAAACTAGTTTAAATGGCGGTATTGGATTACATAGATATTCACTACAGATGATGACTATTGATAACAAATGGTCTTCTGTGGCCTCTGATAAGCCCACCGTCTCGGATCCAAATGGTGATAATATTGCTAAAACTGTAGCAACTTGTAATTTTTTATTAAATTCACCAATAATTTATCAAACTACAAATCTTAATGCAACGCCAAGTGGATCAATTAATGCTAATGGTTATACAGCAAGTCAAATTAATTTCCGGCAAAGTGCAGCATCTCAAACAGGCTGGCAAGATCTTACTGTACAAGCCCCAGTTTATTTAAAAGGACAAGTACAATCTGATAAAAAGAGTTTTAAATTAGCATCTACGGCTTGGTGGACGCAAACATTACCAATAACTAATGACGGATATATTTATATTTTTATTGGGCTAGCATGTAGTGCTACTAATGTATATTTACATACTTAGCATCCAATTTATTGGCATGATGGTGTGCAATTAAAATTATATAGTGGCGAACCATCATATGGTGCTTCTCTTCCTGCCAATGGTCGCGAAGGACAACTTTTTTATTAGATTAGCGAACCGTGGTATGAGTTACCGCCAGATGGTATTACAGGACAATCATTAATTAAAGCATCTACTACTAGTTATGATGTAACATGGGCTTCTATTGGTGGTAATACGCCAACTGTTAATACTAGATACTACATTTCTGGTTCACGTCTTTAGACTACAAATTATGATGCTTCATTATTTGATACTAATGTTTATGTAGAAAATAGTAAAATTATTTTAGAGACATCCTGGAACGACTATGCTGAATATAGATCTTGTGAAGTATCCACTCCTGGAGCCTGTGTAATAGAAAATGATAATGGATATTTAACCGTGTCTAATACGCGTTTAATTCCTGGCGCGTCCATTGTTTCTGACACATATGGTATGTGTATTGGCGAAAAAAGTAATGAGCGCATACCAGTAGCAATAAGTGGTCGTGTTTTAGCATATACATTCTTACCGCAACGTATGTATCATGCGGGAATGGCCGTATGTTCTGCACCAGGCGGAACTATTGATATAATGACAAGAGAAGAAATTCAAAAATATCCAGATGCCATTGTTGGTATTGTAAGTGAAATTCCTGATTACGAAGAATGGGGAGAATAGCATATAAAAGTTAATGGACGCATTTGGATTAAAATTAAATAAAATATATAATATTATTTTAATTTATCCCACATAAATTTTAAGGAGGGGATGTAAATGGCATATGATGCATATGTAGCCCACGAATGGCAACATGGTGAAGTTATTACTTCACAATTATTAAATGCGTTAGAAAGAGCAGTAGAGGATGGCTCTGCAGTAACCAAAGATTTAAATGAATTACAGTATGATGAAAATTTATTACCAGACGGTACTATAGACGATGGTAGTTATGATACCGCTCACGGGACTGAAACCAATAAAATTGCGACTAAACGATCAGTTGCAAGAGATATTACTCATGCAATTGATTTATTAGATGTAGAAAGTTTATCGGCTTATGACAGTGATACTCAAATTTCTGATGTAGACGATAATACTTATGAAAATGAAACAGGATATCAACGTATTATAACTCAAATTGCTCAAGTGGATGGTAAAATTGATAGTTTAAAATATAAAGTTCTTCCAATTGCAACTAAATTTGAAGCTGGCCAAGACGTAAATGGTGGAACATTAGGATTAGTAAGAATAGGTAATGATTTAACTATCACTCCACAAGGCGGATTAAGTGGCGATTATAAAATTGATAATTTATGGAATATTGATGTTAATAATAATAATAAGCCCAATGTAGCATATAATAATGTAGAAAAAATAGCATAGGATTAGGACAATCCGGCCTATAATCCATTAACTACAGTAAATTCAGTTACTTATAGAATAAAAAATCTTATTGGTAATGCAGTAACATTACCGGAGGTTGCCATAGATCAAAATAATAATTATGCCGGAACAAGACTAGCAGTTACTGGTTTAACAACCAACACATTAAATGGAACTGTAGTTATTAATAGATCTCCTATTTCTATTCCAATTGAACAAGTTAATGATATTTATATTACAGGCGCTAAAAATGCTAATGGATAGGCTAATGAAGGTAAATATACTATACCAACTCTCAGCACAGTAAATACTGCAATTGAAACCGCTATTAATAATTTAAATGTTACTAATGATGATTAGGATACCGATTATATTACAGGTTTTGGAGCAGGGAAAACTTTATCAGCATTAACAGAAAGTAATGGCAAAATTGGAGCAACATTCCAAGATATATCTATCATTAAATCATAGGTGAGTGATTTAGAAACCTTAAGGTCTTTAACCGCAGAAGAAATTGAAGATAGAGATGATGCTATTGAGGGTAATGAAGAATGGGTCGATCCACGTGAAAATGAAGGATTATTAAGTACATCTGATTATGATACTTTCATTGAATTAGTATAGCCTATGGAGTCATGGGATGGTTCTGGTACAGATACTCGTCCCGCTGGTGGTTTAATTACTCCTACTGATAAAGATAATTTAGATACTTTATTTGCAAAAAATGATTTATTAGTAACAATGACTAGTGCACCAGTATCTGGCACAGATGAGCGTGAAGATGCTGGACTAATTAGTAAAACCGATAAAGATGCTCTTGATGCACTATACGCTAAAAATAATTATTTAGTTGCTATGGATAGTAAACCAGTTGGCACAGATACACGATTAGCCTCAGGTTTATTTAAAAAAGATGATAAAGATGCTCTTGATACATTATTAAACAATATTACAATCGACTCCAACGGCAATATCGTTGGTATTAAAATCTCTAATGCAGAAGGTACTGCATATAAAACTCTAACATACAGTGGTTTAGTTGAACCCGAACCAGAACCTCAAGAAGGGGAATAATAAGGAGTGAGATATATGTCATATAAAATGAGTATGCGTGGTTCATTAGATAATGAAACTACAAATCAATTCTTCTGTGATGCACCAGAAGATTTAGAACAAATTCCAGCTTCTGATATTAATTTAGGATCCGTTGCAGTAGTTGTAGATCCATTTGAAATGTTTATTGCTAATAGTGATAAAGAATGGATTAGTCTAACTCCATCTGATTCCGAAGAGATAGAGGAGAGTGAGTCATAATGGATATTATTGATATTATGCTCGCACGAGCAATGACTCCTTAGGGACAAACTGAAATTTATGTAAATAAAGCAAATAAAGCCGCGGCAAAAGCAGAAAAGGCAGAATAGGATGCTGCAACCGCGATTGCCACAGTTGATGCTGCAGCAGATGACATTGCCGCTGCTTAGGCCGCAGCAACTGCTTTATTAGAAGATGCATAGGATGCATTAGAAACAGCTCAAAGTGCAATGATTAATATGCCAGAAGTATACACTACTACAGGGCAAAATACAGATGGATATATGACACAAAAGGCAGTTACAGACGCATTAGCAGCAAAAGCAGATAGTAGTGCTTTAGCTGGAAAAATGGATACTTTTAATCTATCTGATTATGCTTCAAAATCTTATGTGACTAGCGCTATCGCGGCAATTCCTGCTTCTTCAGGATCTAGTTCTGCAACAGTGACATTTAATCCAAGCGATGCAGGATATATTGTTACAATTGATGAGAATGGTCATTTACAACCAGGTAATATATTAGAAAATGATTTACTAGCTCTATTACATTCTAATGGAGAATATACTATTAAAGGCACAGTTGGATTAGATATGGATTATGCTAATAAAACATTTGCACGCTTACAAGACGCTACTACGCTATCTATGGGCGCGGACTTTAATCAATTTACAATGTATGGTGGACGTATTCGTTGTAATGTTGCTGATAACGGTACTATTAACGCTTTCTATGGGGATTCAGCATATAAAGAAGATGGTTCCAATGGTCAAGTTATGGTATATCAACCCAAGTTCTATTATCAACGTTTACCAATTACAACTGTAAATCTTTCTAAAGGTAAAGTTATTCGTCATGAAACTCTTATCCTATCTGATGTACCAAAAGAAGGATTTAAACTTGCTCCTATCTTTAAATCTGGTAATAATGAATTAGAGTATGTACTATTCTCTGCTTATGAAGGTTCATTAGTAAATGATAAATTAACCTCTATTGCAGGTACTAAACCAGTTAGTAATACAAATATTGTACAGATGGAAAGCGCGGCAAATGCACGTGGCACTGGCTGGCATATTGAAAATATGGCTGCTGTATCTGCAAATCAAATGCTTGAAATAGTAGAATTCGGTATGATGAATGGTCAATAGGCGATAGAAAAAGGCATATGCCAAATTAGTGGTAGTAATGAAGTAAATTGTGCTTCTCTTACTGGTTCTACTGCAAGCTTAGGTAATAATACAGGTCATGCTACACAAACAATTAGTGATATAAACGGTTCTTAGACTCAAGAATTTGCAGATGGTAAACGCGCGATTAGTTATCGCGGTATTGAGAATCCTTGGGGTAATATTTGGCATATGATTGGCGGTATTAATATCAAAGGAGATGGCCAGTCTCTTGGTGGCACTCCATATATTTGTACTAATTTTAATTATACATCTGATCAAATTAGTAGTAATTATGAAGAAGTTGGATTCAATTTACCGGCGGTATATGGCTGGATTAGCGGTATGGGCTTAGGCAGCGAAAAATATGACTGGGTATTCTTACCCGCAGAATGTGCAAGTTTTGCTACGAGCGCACTACCCGTTGGTGATAATTTATGGGTAACTGCTCATACAACCGAAAATAAGATTGTTGCTTATGGTGGTACATTTAATCTAGAAGAAAATAATGGCCCATTCTATTATGCGGCTGACCGCGCATCTGCCAACAGTGCTCGCGCGAATTATGGAGCTCGTCTAATGTACATTCCAACACAAGATTCTATTTATACCGAAAATATTACTAAATGGACTAATAAACTAGAGGGGTGATATATATGAAAGATTATGGTAAAGTATATAGCTCTATACGCCCATAGAATATTGAAATCACCGATAGTGCGGTCTTTTTAGCTTCTAATATTGAAGCTTATAGTAAAGAATTTGATGGACATACTCAAGAAGGATATGAATATAATCTAGTTGAATATACGAAAGATGAATATTTATTAAATTAGTCTAATAAAATTTCATCTTTAGAATAGGAACTCGCTGCTGCAAAAATCTTGTTAGGAGTTGATTGATTATGACATTATTAGAATTAGCAAGAAAACTCCGCCCTTATATTGAGAAAGCAGCTGCATCTTTAACAGATGAAGACGCACTTGAAGCAGTAAATTTATTTGCTAACTGGCAATCAAATAAAGCATATATAAAAGATGAACGTGTGAACTATGAGGGCATTTTATATAAATGCCTTCAAGCTCATACTTCATAGGATGCCTGGACCCCACCTGCCGCGACAAGCCTATGGGCAAAAGTTCTTATTCCAGATGCAAATGTTATTCCTGAATGGGAGCAACCCGATAGCACCAATCCATACATGAAAGGCGATAAAGTAATGTTTGAAGGCCAAGTATACGAAAGCGCAATTGATAATAATATTTGGTCACCTTCAGCCTTCCCCGCAGGATGGACGCTTATTTCAAACACTTGACAATTTCTCAAATTTCATGTATAATATATGTAGAAAATGATGGTAAGGAACATCATTTCTAAATAAAATTTCATAACATAGGGAGGTTATGATTATGGCTATTAAAATTTATAGCGACAAAACTCAAAAGTTCTATAATTCTGTTGAGGAAGCAAATCGTGCAGAATTTGAGCTAAAAGAAAAAGAAAATCTTGCGAAGATCCAGAAAGAGCGCGAACTGGCACTTGCTAAAGAAAAGAAAGAAAAGGCTCTTGCTGAACGTAAAACCGCAGCTGAAAAGGTTGATGCCGCGCGTAAAGCATATAGTGCTGCACAGAAAGCCTATCGTGAAGAACTGGAAGATTTCTGTAAGAAATATGGTACATATCATTATAGTACCACCGGTGCTGATGA